CTTAGCCTCTACCATCTGTGGGAGGTACTTATAGAACAGGTCCCCGGAAAACTCGGCTTGATGGTCTGCGTCGTTCTGTAGCCGCCCATTCGTTTTCTCAAAGGCTGCTAGCTGGGATTCACAGGAAACACGAATAACAGACTGGCTACCTACAGCCACTTGAACATCATCAACCCTGCCAGCCCACATAGGGTGCGGGTCTGCTAAAACTACGCGGTCTAGCCCAATGAAGCCGATAGATAGATAGACTTCCCTAAGTATGGTGTCGTCCGAAAGGTGGGCATTGGCTATAGTCGCGTCAATACCGGAAAGAATCAGATCCACCTTGTAGGGCGAAACGTCTTTCCCTTCTTCGATCTGCGATATAGACCCGAAGTCACCTAAGCCTGACCACGTTCTAGAGGTCCCGCCCCAGTCATCTGCCGTGATGTCCCCGATGTTGTCGTGGAAATACAGCGTCCCCGTAGGGGAGTCGTACTTGATCTCGCAAAAGACGACAGGCCGAACGACTACATCATCGACGGCGCTGATATTGCTAGCGTCTAGCCCCCGGCTCATGCGATCACATCCTCAACGCAATCAAAGGTGAAACTTGATATCACTGGAGACCGGTTAGACCACGAGGACTCGTTAGAGATTAGGCGGAAGATGCCCTTAGGCGTGTCGATCTCTAGCGTCGTGTTATCCGCAGGGGTAGCGCGTAGCTCGGGCACGAACTGGATCGTAGCTGCGCCAGCAGAGATAGTGGCATCTGCCACGCACATCTTTAGTTCGCCATTAACCTCGAAGAAGTCCCCCACGAGCATAGCGTAGGTTCCCGATGTCCAGCCGTCCGTATCAATCTCGTTCCCAGTCTCCGAGGCGCCATTAACCCGAGGCGTACCGTCACCATCAGCTCTCCGAGTGTACGAATGGTCCTGAAGATAGAAGTTATTCGCCGTCGCCTGCAACTGGCTTAGGAAAGCCTGCATAGCAGCCCTATCAGCGTCGAACAGGTTCTGGAAGGTAAGGGATACCCTCCACCGATTACCCGTCCGCTGAGCCGTCTGTATAGCCCCTGTGAGAGGCGACACGAATTGCCGGGAGTTGGACACGATAGACCACGACGTGTCCGTAGGGCGCACTGAGGGAAGCGTGAGAGGCATTAGAATCGTCTCCGTGCGAGCAGGTCAGCGATCTCCGCCTTCTGCTGTCGTAACTGGGCGGTGAATAGGGCGCGATCCTGCTCCGTAGCCCCGCCTGAAATGTTCACCGTAGGGGAGTAGACCAGACTCGGCTGAGCCCCTCGCATGGATTCATTCGTAGCGATCCGCCCGCCAGCGTTACCCATAGTCAACACTTCAGGGCCACGCTCGCCCACCACATAAGACTCGCCGGGGCGTACCTGACCGCCCAGAGCGCGCCCTGTGAGGCTTTTCGCGGAATACGTCACCCCAGCAGCGATAATCGCTCCAGCAGCCGCAGCGCCCAATGCAGGGCCGATGACAGGGATACCAGAGAGGGACTTGTATGCCTTCATCGCAGCGGAGTACGAATCGGAGATGATTTGCTTCGCGTTCTCCCGCTTCTCAGCGTCCGCAAGGTTGATAGCTAGCGCCGTTGCCGCCTTCGCCTTATCCGATTTCCCCTCTAAGAGCATATCGGAGAACTCTAAGAGGCGTGCCGTATTCTCAGCGGCTAACCGTTGTTCGGTCGCTGCCCGTTTAGCTGCCTCCACTTCCGCAATACGGGTCTTTTCCGCTTCCTTTCGCGCCGTTTCCGCTATATCCGCATCAATCTCGCGCTGCCTTTGTGCCGCTATCGCTTCCCCGGCCCTAACGGCTGCCGCTCGCTCTCGCTCGTATTGCGCGTCCGCGTCCTCTGACACTCGGGCGCGCATATTCTGGTAGTTTTCCTCTACCTCGATGGCGTGTTCCCGAGCAGCGATTAGGTCATAGAGATTCGCGATTTGCCGTAGCTGGGCTTCCGTCGCGCCATTGATAGCTGCGGTATGCAAAGCCTCCGCTTTAGCGCTTAACCCTACAAGCTCTAGCTGCCCCTGTAGGTCCTCGATCATCTGCTGGGCGCTAACTGAGCGACCGTCTAAGGCGTCCTTCTCCTCTTGGATCGCTCTTTTAAGGGTATCAATCTGCGCAGCGAGGGCTTCCGGGTCAGCGTCAGAGACAGCCGAAATACCCCCGGCCATCATCGCCATACCGCCAGCCGCACCCGTAAGGCTAATTTCCGTCCGGGCTAGCTCGTTCTCTAAGACGCGGAGTTGCCCTTCCATTTCCTTAATGCGGTCAACCCTTTGGGACGCCACGAACGCCTGTTGCGCAGCGGTGAGGTTCCTAAACTCCTCCCCTAAGTCCTCGATCTCGTTCCGTAGCTCTTCCGCGCTCTTTTCCGTCGCGCCCATCTTCATAGCGACGCCGACAATAAGGGCGCCGAAGGCTAAGAGGGAGCCGACTACCGCCCCGCCGGGACCGAAGATAGAGGCGATCTGCGGACCCTGTTGCCCGAGGATAATCATTGCGTCCGTCCCAGCCTGAGCTTGAACCGCGACGTCCTGAAGCTGGAAGGATAGTTGTGAGGTAGCGTTCTTAGCTGCGCCGAAGCGGCTCCCGGCTTGAATGACGTTCTGCCCCGCCTGCTCCATGCCAGCCGATGCCGCTCTAGCAGAGGAGCTTAGGTCGGACATGTTGCGACCGATGCGCCCGAATGAGGTAGCAGACCTATTAATCTGGGCAGAGGCGGACGCAGCGGAAAGCCCGAGCGCGTCGAAGGCTGAATCGTTTTGCTTAACGGCTTGGGTAGTCTGGTTCGTCTTACCCGTGAACTCGGTCATGGTGCGGCCAGTCTTATCTACTGCCGCCTCGGTCTGCTCAATCTGACGCTTCGTTTCGCGGGAAGACCCAGTAAGGTTATCAAGATCGCGTTTCGCGCTCTTAACCTCGCTGGTGTCCGCTCTCATGCGGATTAGTGCTTCGTAAGAGGCCATCTCGGTTCTGCTCCACGATACTTAGCCAGCGCCATAACGGCTTCGACTTCCCACGGTTCTAGCTCATTACCCGTCAGCCGGGAGTAACTATCAAGCTCCGAGTAAGTATACTCCGTCAGGTCAGTGTACGCTTGCCATGCGTTATCGTGAAGGCTAGATAGCTTCGGCCCATCAAGCTCTTTAGGCGTTCTCCCCGTAGACTTCTGAACCTGTCGGAAGGTATCTAAGCGGCTAACTGTGGAACCTTCGGGGCAGGCATTTAGCCACATACACCAGCGCCCGAACTCTACGAACTCCGCAATTAGCCTTGCGTAAAATTAGCCGTGTCCCCCAAGAACCGTAATAGCTGCTCTACGATAGAGGGAGACTGTTCGTAAAGGGATCGGGCATTCTCCGGGGTGCATTCGTACTTCTTGCCCCCCTTCGTAATACCTTTCCAGTCAAGGGTAATGGCTACGAGGGAATCTACGTCCATTTGGTCGTAGTCAAGCTCCTCTAGCTTCCCTTCCGCCTTAGCTGCAATGATCTTGGACGTTTGGCGCTTCTTCTCTTTACGCCACGCCTTAGAGTCTGCGCCCTGAATCTTGATGAAAACATCAGTCTTAGAACCATCAACCGGGGAGAGGATATTAACCTCTGCCCCGGCTTCATGGCTTGCCGTAGTGGCCAGCTTGTCAAACTCCATAATCCCGCCCTTTTATGGGTTATGCAGCAGTTCGGGTAATCACAATGTTAGAGGCGTCCGTGGCGTCGTAGAGGCCCACGAAGTCCATAGCAATAGTGATTGCGCCCTCTCCCGAAACATCAGGCTGACCGCTGTTGTACTTAACATTGCCAATCTCGATTAGGTAATCATTCCCATCGAGGTCGGTCAGGGTCAAAGCGATGCTGCTGCTGGTTTCGTTAAGGAACTTCTCATAGAGCGCCTTAGACTCAAAGTAGGTCGTCAGCGTACCCGTCACCCGAGACTTACCAATCGCAGGGCGCTGGGTCGTAGCCGAACCGATAGCGAACAGCGGCTCGATGCCGTTCTCAAGGGTCAATTCAAGCGCCGTTACCGTAGCAATTGCGGAGCCACCCTCCGTAATTGACCCGGTAAAGGAGTCAAACGGGGTATTCCCAACGTCAGCGCTATAGGTGCTGGAAGCGACTTGAGTCGTGTTAGTCGTCAGGTCCTTACCGATAACCCCGAAGGTACAAGTAACCATCGAGTTCGGGCTAACGCTGAGAGCGAGGGAGTTAATCTCGCACCCCGTGTAGCGGTGATACTCAGCGATGGCGAGGTCCGCAAACTTCCGCTCAAAGGTAAAAGAGCGACGGGTCGTGCCAGCCTTGAGGACGTCCGTGGTCCAAGTGCCGCAGAGGGCCGCCTGAAGCAGGTCGTCGAAGGCTTCGTATTCCAACTCGCCAGTGATCTCACCGGAAACGCTCTTGTTCCCGTGGCGGAAGTCCTCCACCTGACGGTCGCCCCGGAGCTTTTCGGACTCGATAGCGTCCTTCGTAAGCGCAAGGGTCGTACCCGTATGGGGAACGGGCGTCCAAGTAGGCGTAGAAGGCGTGGTGCCGTAAGTGGTTTCTGCAACGAAGTGCAGACTATGTTGTGCGCCGTTTGCAATAGTCATGACCGTGCCCCTGTGAATGTCTGCACATCAACCGAAACCGGCACGAATACCCACGCGCCGTCTAAAATTGCAGGGCCGATGCTAACAGACCGAACCCGCAGCTTAGTGCCATTATAGGACAGAACCGTACCGCGTTTGAAATGGTCCGCGATAGTGTCCGTTAGGGTAGTCCGCCCTGCGCCCCGAGGATATACAACGTCCACCTGATAGATAGCGTTCGTTTCGTCCTTCCCAGAGGCCCCTAATGAAGCCTGTAAGGTCGTTGTAGGCAGGAACGTAGGCCGAACATAGGTCGTGCCAGCGGAAGGCTCGTAGGGCACGTTAGGCCACGCTACGGGGGTCGAATCCATAGAATCTAAGCGCGCATCAAGCGCTGCCTGCATATCGTTGAAGAACGTACTCATTTGCCAGCCTCGTTCATGCGCTGCTGTAGCTCCGCGATGCTTAATCGTAGCATCCCGCTCGGCGCCTGCTTAGACCAGCCGAACTCTAGCCGATGCGCATAGGGGAGGTTATTCGATAGGTAGAAGTCCTGCCCCATCTCTAGCTTATTCACTTGAGTCCGCGCAGCGTCTACAGCCTTATTCCCGGTCTTGTCCGTTCCCTGAACCCGCCCTGTCGCGGGAGTTCCCGTAGAGGCTTGCCAGTTATTACGAAAGCGCCCCGTATCAACTGGGCTACGCTTAACGATCCGGTTCGTCAGGCCCAATAGGGTCCCTCGTACCACCTTCTCCGGCACTTCCCCGAACTCTAGTAGCGCTTCCGTTAGGTCCTTCATTTCCGAACCTGTAGGTTTGATGCGACCACGGTCCCACTGGGCCCAATATCGCTAATCGAGATAATTCGGTAAGTCTCCGACCCCACCACGACCGTATCGCCGACTTCATACGTTCCGCTCTCCGCGAGCATTCGCCGGTCGCCCTGTAGTACAGAACCGTCAGCCCTATCAGCGCCAGAATAGTCAAAAAGGCAAGCGTACGCCGTATAGGTAGACGAGGTGTCCGTGGTCGTTCCGGTAGCTGGGTCATACGTCCCCTTCGTTACCCGTGTGAACGTATATTGGGTCCCGAACTTCGCAATCATTCGGCCCGCAGATTGCGTTAAGGGCGTGTAGTTATAGCTCACGCGCGGGACACCATCGTTACAGGTTGAACGAGCTTCCTGAGAGCTTGGGTAAGCGCAGGGGTCGTACGCTTCATGCCCGCGCTGTCCTTGTAGGTGATCTTAATAGAATCCACCTGCTCGGACGTTACCTCACGCTCCGAAGGCGCCAGCCGGGAATCCCCGTCCGCCTCGATCTTGATCAGCTCGTAAATGGCCGTCTTTACCTCTTTAGGGATTTCGTCCGAATCGACGGCGTAGCCATCAATGTATACGTCGTCCCGAGGCCATTGCATGGGCTGAAGCTCCGTATGCTTCACACCCTTAAACGCAAGCGACTCGAAATAGTCGTGCGCACGGTATAGCTGTTGGGAGATAGCCGCGTCGGTCCCGTAGGTGATCCCGCGATCATCAGCCCAGCTTTTGAATTCTGCGACGGTGATGTAAGAGTTAGCCGACGCAACCCCGGTTCCATCTTCGACCACGATAGCCATTTAGCGAGTCTCCAGAACCTTGTAGTCGCCCAGCTTGTAGTTCTCAACTTCAGAGGGGTGAACGTCAGCGGTCTTGCCGTCAGGGCGTACCATCTTGACCAGTTTGGGCTTAGGGCCCGGCTTCTTCTTTTCCATTTCGTACCCCCGAGAGAAAGGGGGCCCGAAGGCCCCCTGATACCTCTTAGCCGAGGAGGAGAGCGATGAAGTCAGGCTTCCAAGCCTTGACACCCCATGCTGCTGCCACTTCGATCATGGTCTTACGATAGCCGCGATAAACGCGAATCTCGAACACGAGCCCGGAGAAGGGGTCCTGAACGGTCATTGCGTCATCGGCAGCATCGCCACCTTCCGGCACAGCAGGAGCGCGCATTGCGATCTCCAGAGCCCGACGGTGGAAGGCCACGTTAGCGGTGTAGCTGTTACCTACGGTGATAGCCGCGTTATCAGCGAGAGCCAGACGCAGACCGGGAGCCCCGATTGCGAATGCGCCGCCAGCAAGAGCGGTGTTCACGACATACTTGTTCGTGTCACCGTTGAAGGTCACAACGTCGCCCGCGAGGATGGTGCCAGAGCCGCCGTCAGCAGCGATGCTGGTGTCGCCAATGGCGGACGAAGCATCGTTGAGCAGGTAGCTTGCGCCGGTCCCTTTGGTGTGCGCTTGAACCTGAGCGGACTCACGCAGGGACAGGCCCTGAAGCTCAAGCAGCGTACCTTGGCGAAGCAGGTCAGCCCCACCGGCCTCGTTCACCTTCTGAAGCTGAGCAAGCTGACGCAGGTTCGTACCAGCGACAGTGTTCAGGACCAGAGAGGCTTGGCCGTCGTTAGCAGGCATACCGTTGTCCACCAGAATCTGGCGAAGCTCGGCCACTTCGGAGAAGTTGCTTGCGAACGGGGTCGTGCCAGCGGTGCCGAATGCGCGGGATGCGTTCTTGTACGCTTCCTCTGCAAGATCGGCTTCCATCTCGTTCACGAGAGCGCGCATAGCTTGGGCGATCTGATCGCCGTACACGGTCTCAAAGCCCACACCGTTGTTCAGGTGGCGGATATCCTCACCCGTGTAGGGGATTTGGACAGCGCGGCTGTTGGAGATGGAGAGAGTCTTATTGTCCACGGTCTGATCGGTCCCCTCGGGGATCGTCATTGCCTCGGACACATCGACCACGCTAGCAGCGCGAGTGAATGCAGCACGGACGGTATCGCCCTTTGCTACACGCTCGGAGCCATTAGCGTTGATGGTAGCCGCAGGGATGAAGCCGGTTAGCTCCCGCCCCACCACATCAGCAGCGACGTAGATGTCGGCTGCCAAGTTCGTCAGTACGTTAGCCATAACCGGCCTCCAAAATGCTTAAGAATCATTCGTCAAAGATTTTGCCGCCTGACTTGAAGAACTCAGAGCGTTGGCGCTGGTCCATCTTATCAAAAGCGGCTCTGCTAACTTCCTTCCGCGCTTCGGCTCCACCTTGCGCTTTGACGGCCCCGCCGCCACTTGCTTGACTTCCATCTACGAGGAACGGGTAAGCCGTCCTGATAGCGTTAGCCAAATCATCGAGGGAGGACACGGTTAATTGGCCGCTTTCGTCCGTCACCCTTAATTCATTATCTACTAGAGTCAGCCTTTGGCTAATCTCTTTCTGTAGTAATTGTGCGCGTTGCGTATCTTTTGTCAACCGTGACGCGAGTTTAGCAGCTTCCGTACTTACTTTCTGCTGCCGAATATCCGCGTTCATCTTCTCAATCGTAGAGCGAAGCGTATCGGCTTCCTGCTTCTGCGATTCGAATAGCTGCTTATAGTCGTTCTCTTTAGCAGCCTTATCCTCGGCTTCCTGCTTGGCGCGCATCCGGGCTTCTTCCCGCTCCTGCTGCACCTTCTTCTTTTCGGCTAGAAGCTCGTCAACCTTATTCTTAAGTCCAGCGGTCTCCTCGTTTAGTTTAGCCTGTAGGGCTTCGTTAAAACGGGAGGACAGTTGTTCTTTCAGCCCTTCGTCTAGCTCTACGTCTTGCAGTAAATCACTCATGCGTCACCTCTGGTTAGCACGTTGCGGCTCTGCCGCGTTAAAGTCCCGCTCGCTCAAATGCCAGCGGTTCCAACTCTCTTAATTGGTCTAATGATAACACGCGGCCCTGCTCGTCTACGAACCTGCCTATAGATAGCTTGCCGTCCCTAAATAGCTTCGCCTTACTAATGCCAAGGACTTCCTCTTGGAACGCTTGGGGCTGCTTCCGTAACCATTGCTCGTAGGTTGTATCCGCCCCTACAGACCGCGTGCCATCCGCTCCGATCGAAGGTCTATCACCCTCAATATCAGCGCCAAGGTCATACTCAGGATTAACCACCCAAGTAATAGTAGAGCGGCAGTTAAAATGAGCAGGAGGCTTAGGGTTAGAATCAATATCCTTAAACACCTGTCCGTCACGCGATGCGCAAATGAGGCTAGTCCGGGAGTCCAGCGTCGCCACCCATTGGTAGGAATCAATAATGTCATCGTTCTCCCTCATGGTGATCTGACGGGCCTGAATCGACACATGGTTAGTCACGGTGCGGGCGAGGGCTGCTGCTTGCCGCGTTTGAATACCCTCAAGGTCCTTGATGTTCTTGACGATTTGTTGAGTCGTATCGCCTAAGACGATGCCGTCCCTAATCTTCTGAACGATCTGCTGCGCCTTCTTCCGCCCGAACTCCGATAACGCCTCTCTAATCGTATAACCCTTCGTAGGCTCAAGGTCCATGATGTTCGTAAGCATAGCGGCTTGGACTTGGGCCATGTTAGGAAGAACTGTATCAACAGCGACGTTCGCCCCGAGGACGCGGAAGTTAAACCCTACCTCGTACTCTACGAAGTCTAGCGCCTCTTGAATAAACCCCTCGGTATAGGTGCCGTTTAGCTCGTTTACAAGTTGGATTAAGTCTTGAATCAGGCGGTCTAAGCGAGCGCGGGAGAGTTCCGTAAGGTCGATGTTTAAGCGGCTTACGGCTTGCTCTAGCACCTGACGAATAAACTCCTCCGCCTCACGCTCCCGCCCCTTAGCGTAGCGTTGCACGAATATCTGATGCCGTATGAAGGCATCGCGGATGTCATCGTTAGTGCTCACTTACGTTTCTTATACCCTGATGCAAAGATAGCCTTGCCCTGCTTCTCGGCCTCTGCCTTCGTCTTATAAACCTTCCC